GTAAACATAAGCAGCCGCATCCTTTCTACGCAAAGGCCGAAGCCCTTGTTTGCTCTCTCTGAAGTTCAATATTCAAGTACCTAAAGAACCCCGCCATATTTCCGTCTATCCTGGCGACGACCGGCGCATCCCCAAGCTCTTCGGCATGCCTTGAAAATACGTTCTCAAGCGCTTCTTCGATGACGGAAAGCGGGGCCTCAATATTCGTTTGTCCCCTCGGTTGATCATTTACCCATGCCATGAATGGAGCGCCGCCGGGCAATACCGCGCCGGCAGCCAGCGCTGGCATTTGCGGCATTGCCGGTAGCTGTATCTTCGGTATCGACCAAGAGAGCCTTGGTATGCTTGTTCCAGGTATTAGGTTCAGACCATCAATAATAGCATTGAACGGCGCTAGAACTCCGGCGATCATCCCGTTCAGAACGTCAATAACGAAATTCGCCATGTTTATAGCCCCGGATTTTATGCCCCACCAGATCATAGCGGTACCGTGCTTGATACTTTCCCACCATGTGCTGAACATGGATTTAATTTTATCTAACACTTCTTGAATCTTATCGGTGAAGCTATTCGTGTCAACGCCGAGGCCCTGAAGCCCTTCGATGAATTTGGGTATAGCGTAGGCTAGTAAGGCTATGCCCAATGGAACCATCCCCGTGACGCATAGGATTATGCCCAAGACGATCAGGCCGCCCATAGCAATTGTTTTGATTACCTCAAATGCTTTTTTGACTGTATCCAAGACCGCATCCTTATCCATTTTAGCGGCGGCAACGATAGCCCCTATGCCAGCAACAATAAGCGCAATCCCAAAACCTATTCCGACCCCAGTTACCAACAAAAGGACACCGATAACTATAAGAGTAATTCCGACAAGCGTTAACATTTTTGCTATTTTTTCTCTTACCTCGCTACTTAGATCATCTGATTTTTTTGCGGCGACATATAGCAAAAGCGCCCCTGCCGCAATCATTGCAATCCCAATCGCTATTCCGGCTCCAGTGAGTGCAAGAATACATCCAAGCGCTAATAGTACAATACCAGTTAGTACCAGAATGGTCATTATTGTTTCCTTAACCTTTTCGCTCAGCCCTCCCCATAAGGGCTCTATCGCAGTCCATAATAGCAAAGCCCCGGCCACTATAAGGCCCAGGCCAATTGGTATGTTGCCTGTGAACAGCAGAATTATGCCAAGCGTAATCATTACAATTGCGGATATCACCATGATCTCCCCGATTAGGTCCTTGATCTTTTGCGTCAATTCCTTTGGCTCAGCCAGGTTGTCATATATACCTTGCTCGACCCCGCCGTTGAACCCTTCGATTATTGCATCCTGAATAGCCATCGTTAGTTCTTCAAACTGCAAATCATCGAACTTCATCTCTTCCATGTCGGGCAAGATATCTACTTCATCTTCCGTGCCCGAGGCTAAAGTGATAAGTTCGTCAAAAGCGGCTGTCGACTTCTGAATCTCTTTTTGCTGTTTCTTCATCTTGTCAAGCGCATTTTGGTATGCCTTATCTTGCTTGTCGAGCGCCTTAGCCCTGCGCTCTTCCTCATTGGCCACGGCCTTTTCGCGCCTGGCCAATTCTTTTTGATAATCCTCCATCGCTTTTTTCTCTGCGTCCGCTTGGCGTTTTTGAGCCTCGGCCTGCTGTTTCTGGTATGCCGCTTGCTTCTCGCGCGTGTCCTTGTCTCGCGCCTTGGCTTGCGCGTATAATGACTGGACATTCTGGTTTGTTATCGTTGCAACGATTTGCAGTATAATACCGGAAATGTACGCAAATACATCGGCAACCTTTGTAAGCGCTGGAATTAAGGCGTTCAGCAGAGGCTGAATGGCTGCATACATATTGGCCTTAAACTGGTTGAACGAGCGTGCAAACGCTTCGTTTTCCATCGCCGCCGCAAACACGTAATCGCGAAATTCTTTTATTGCTTTCCGAAGCACGTTGAAAACGAATGCGCCGACAACAAGACCTTTGATGCGGTTTGCGGTCTTCTCTACTGAATTGCTAACTTGACTCATTCCGCTTGTAAGTTGGTTCGTTGATTGCTTTCCCTTTTCTTTCATTTCATCCAGTTTTTTATTCGCAACAACAAGCTTTTGCGCCAGCTCTTCGGCTGATTCTTTCGGCTGGGTTGGCATGCTTACATCGGCAAGTCGGTCCTTTAGTTCCTGCGTGTACTGCTTTGCGTCACTGAGAGCTTCAACCCCCCCAAACTTCTCTAACGATTCCTTTGTCTCAATAAGGCGTGCGTTCGCCTGCTCGAGCGACTTTTCTAGATCCTCTACAGCCTCTTTAGGCTGTTTTGGCAGCTCTAATGTTTTAATGGCTATAGTTAGCCTTTCATGCTCTTTCTCCATTTGAGCAGCATTTAATCTAGCTTCCTTTAATGGATCGGTTATATACGATAGATCAACATTAGATAATCCGAGGTCAGAGATCCGTTCAAGGTCTTGTTCTAAATCATTTATCTCTTCCCTCCATTTTTTTGATTCCTCATTTACGATATTTAGCTCAATCTTCATTTGCTCAAGCATAGCCACTTTTTCTTTTCGATCGGCTATCGCTCTCAGTTTTTCTTCAATTCCAGCTACAGCACTTTCTTGCTTTCCTACGTCTGCTATGGCTCCCTCCAGCTCTTTCGCGAACTGAGTCGCGACCTGTATTTCGGCCTTTAGCTCGGCTATAAGCGGCGTCCGTGCTTCAATTGTTGCTATGTCATTCAGTTTGCGCTGTAATTCGACCACAACTCCCTGCTGCTTCATAATAGCAGCCGTGGTCTGCTCCGCGCTGTCCGGCTTGAAGGCGCTGTCCATGGTCATGCCGAGGCGAGTTATGGCCTCCTTCAGGCCGTCGGTCTTTTTTCCGAGATTATCCACGCCGGATTCAAACCCGTGCTGGTCTATGGACGTGTTAAAAGTAATTGTAGCGTCTGCCATAACTTGCCTCCACAATAAAGCCCGCCCCCCGTGAGGGACGAGCTCGTTTTTTTGGTTTTTGCTATACGGTCTTCTCCGCCGCCTGCGCCAGGAACTTGTTGACGAAGTACACCTGGCCCTTGCCCGTGACCATCGTGGTGGGCTTCTCCAGGATTCTGCCGTCCGGGAAATTGACCGTGTGCATCTTCACCTCGAACAGGCCCTTCTCCATCGAGCGCTGCATTGGCATATTCTCACTGGAAGTGCCGGACTTCATCAGGTAGCCGTTATCACGCATATAGGCAAATAGGCGCGTTCTGCCGATCTGGACGCCGTTCTGCTTCAGTAGCTTGGCGAGGTCGCCCATTTGGATCGAGGTCTCCGATACGGATACGGAATCGGCGAACAGCACCTTGGGCGCATCGGCCTCAATCTGCGCCTGTAGGGCCCTGGAGCGCTCCTGTTCGTCCGCCAGGGCCGTGAACACCTTCGCCATGTTGCGCGGGTCGCTGAGGGCTTCGTGAAGTGTCTGCGGGGTCATGTACGCGCCGTGCTTACGGATGGAGGGAAGTACCTCATCGAATACCCAGCGCTCGAACTTCTCCGCCGTAGGAAGCTGTGACTTCATGATCAGTCGGTATAGATCACCTTCAGGTATAACCCGGATGGTTTGTTCGCCGCCCGGGGTGGGGGTGACCGTTTCGTTCACCCCTTTGCAATGGTCGCGGATTGCCTTCTGCGGATTCGCATAGCCCAAGGCCTCCGCACACTTTGTCGCCGGGAAGTACGGCTTGCCGTCGATTTCGATGATGCCGATCTCCCCAAAATCGGGGTGAGTGAATACTTGCAATTCGTTCATTCCGCGTCACCTCTCTTTTCCTTCCAATCCTCATACGCCCGGTCGAAGTAGCCTTGCAGGCCGTCGGCGAAAGCCTTCAGCGTTTCGTTGTAGAGCGACATAGCTCCCTCGCAAATCTTTTTGTTCGGCGCGTCCTCGCCGAAGATCGCCGCGCAGATTTCCCAGATGTTTACCCTTATCTGCGCGGCGATCTTCGCAAGCGCTTCAAGTTCCGTGAATTCGTACATAAAAACAACTCCTATCAATTTTGTGTTGACAGAAGAAGCCTCACCTGATATAATGGATTTCAGATAGAGGTAACTCTGTCGAGCTTTGAACAGTCGGGTTGCCGCCAAGCTTACCCCGGCTGTTCTCTTATTTTTCTGCTTGCAGCCGCTCGTAAACCGCCTTTATCCCCTGCCGTATGATTTCGGCTTTGGTCATACCTGTCTGCTTCGCACAGATTTCAAGCATTTCTATGTCTTGCTCGGAAAGCCGTATGCGCGTAGAAAGGTTCTTGGGGTCGTTCGTCGGCCTGCCAGTGCGCGGGGACATCTACTCACCTCACTTTCGTATCCACATCATAACATAGGTGGACACGAAAGTCAACCCATTTTTGGAAAAAATTTTTCGGATTCAGCCCGAAAAATTCCAAACGCAAGGAAAAGAGCTTGCATCGCTTGCCGAATGGTGGTAGAATTTAGAAAATAAAGCGATATGGAGGTTGCGTATGTACTGTTCTAAATGCGGAAATCGGTTGCAGGCAACAGCTGTTTTTTGTTCTGACTGCGGCTATCGTGTGATCCTGCCCTTAACGCCTCCATCCCCTCCCAGGCAACAATCTGCAAATAGTAACTCCGGCGCTTACGTCGTTTGCTATATCTTTCTGGGTATTTTGGGGATTGCTATAATAAGCGGAATTATTAGCGTGCTTAGCGCAGGAAAAGCGGAACCTGCGGATGTAATATTATTGCTATATTTTCTAGGCATTATTTCGGCAGCAATAATTGGGATTATGATAGGTAGGCGAAAAAGAAAGAATGCGCATATCTCTACCAACGCGATCGTTCCAGCTGCTCAGGTAAATTCTCTGATGAGGCCAGTGCCCCCACTGGCAAACAATACGGAGACAAGGTGCTCGAAATGCGGAAAACAAATTGATGATATAGAGGTTGTATGCCCGTACTGCGGCCAAGAGACGCCGTTGTATGAGGAGGAGGTCAGGAAGATGAAGGAACTGGACGCAGGGGAGTCGAAACAGAGCGCCCCAGTTATAAGTGACGCTGCTTCAGATGAGCAAACGAGTGTCGCGGAAGGATCCGTTTCAGAGCAGCTGAACAAAGGAGAAAAAGATTATGCGGCGGAGAAGGTTAGAAAGGATGCAGAAAGGGAAACTATCAGACAAGAGGTTATACAGGAACTTTTAGCGGAGGCATCCCGCAGGAAAAAACAAAAAGAAGAGGCATGGAAGCGCTCATGGGCGGCCTCGCAGGCGGAAAGGAAAGAGGACCCCAAAGATCCCTGGAGCTGGAGATAATTTTCTTTTTCCCCTATGCCGCCATTTGCAGTACCGGAGTTCGCTGGAGGATAGCCTTGACCTGGTGGTAGCTGTAGCCTAGCTCCACAAGGGCGGCTGCCCGGAAGGTCATTTTCGTAACCTCGGAGAGCTCGTCCGCCGTGAGGAACTCCGTGGCGTTGGACTTCGGGTCCGCGCCGCGTTCCTCGCGGATGGTCTTGGCCGTCTGGCCCAGCGTGACGATATAGGCCAAGTCCATGAAATTTTTGTAGGCCCACTTGCTATCCGGCAACATTTCCTTCACGGCGTCGGTCAGCTCGCGGCGAACGGGCTTGATGGCAGTAAGATCGACCTTTCGGGCCGCAAGCTCTTTGCGCATGGGCGAGTGTTGTCCAGGAACGTGATGAGCAGCGTTGCTTGCGGTTCGGTGAGGTTGTACGTCGTTTCGTATTTTGTGCCGCGCTCTCCTTCCCGTTTGAGGTAGAACTGACGGACGAGTTCAATCTTGAACTCGCGGACGATTCACTGCATGGACAGTGCGTCCAAGCGGTCCGAATACCTCAAAGTCGGATTCATGCCTACGGAGTATCCGGGTGATTGAGTGGTGCTCATACTCAATCGCTTCAGCAATTGCTTTCGACGTGGTGAACGGTTCGGCCTTACTGGATTCCAAGAATACCAATTTTGTTCTCGTGTTTTGTTTGCTACCCATCAGTATAACCCCTTTATAATTTATATTTCCCCCTAAAGGACATGAGAAAAGGGCGAGAGGGGTCAACTCGCCCTTGCGATTGCGCAATCGCCTCATGCCACTATATCCGATGTGCGGTTATAGTCTAATTAATTTTCAGAGCGACGCAAGGCACACACAGCTTTGCGTCGCTCTCTTCGTTGCTAATCGTCTTCATTTTCGTCGATAGGCTCCCGCAGCAACTTATCCGGATTCCTGTTTACCCACTCTCGCTCATCTGGCGATAGCTTTTCTCCTTTTCGCATCTTGCGCCGGAGGTTTACCCGATAAGAAAGGTTGCCCTCTCCTATCGCGTTATACCAAGCAACGAAGGTAAACCAGTGCATATACTGTTCCGCGCGAAGCTCTTTGCCCGCCGCCTTATTCATGTCTGAGATTATGGCCGTAAAGTCAACCTGCCAATCCATCTCCCTCGGCATTCCCTTTGTGTTTCGCGGTGGGTCCCCGCAGTCGATGAAATTGAATAGCGCTTCCAGTGCTTTCTGGCCGTCCGCTATATCCTCACAGTTATCCACAAAGATTTCAAGGCTGGCCCTGGACTTTACGCTGTCCGACAAAGATTTGTTGTTCAGTATGGAAATGATCTGCCTTATGTCCCGCCAGTCCGTGTTTAGGTATAGCAAACGGCCATCAAGCTCTATCTCTGTCGGAAGCTCCTCTGGGCTGAACAGCTTAAGCGGTTCCGTGCGCCCCGCGATTCCTCGCCCTTCTCTGTTCGCGGTTCCCGACATGCTTATCTACCTCCGAGTCCGTGACCTTCCGCGCCTCCTGTATGATCGGCGTAATTGCGTTGAAGAAATTGGATATAATGCGGTTACCGTCAGCGTCAAAGGCCATCACGTTGGCGCCTTGGAAAATAGCGTCGAAATCGTTGTCCTCGCCAAATACCTTGGCGAGCTCTTGCTTTACCCGCTGATCGATATCGTAGCTGGTGGAAATCAGGGCTTCGGTCCTTCCCATGACCGCATCGACCTGCTCCTCCGTAAGGGCAGAAACATCTATCCTGTCGTCATCGGTTTTCGGGAAGCCAGTCAAATCTAACTTAACGTCGAGACCCTTCGTTCTCTCCATAAATTCAGCTTTAACGCCTTCGATCACGTTTTCCAGCTGCAGAAAGCGATGGTATAGGTTGTCGTCCGTCATATTTACCCTGAAGGGCTCGCCATTCAGGGTATATTCCACTATGCCAGTGGAAAAGGATAGATCTTTTGCCATATTGGTCTCCTCCTGCGTTAATCGTTGAATCAGGCCGCGTCATACTCGTAGTACAGACGGAACTCGGAGCGGCTTGCGTCGCCGTCCTTGTAGTGCATGTCGGAATCGTCCGGAACAGCGGAGCTAGCAACGAACTTTTCGCCCACGGCGTCCTTGTCGAACGTGCCAAATGTCTTTTCCCCGGTCCACTGAATCGTGCCGGACAGGTCCAGAGACTGGTTGCCGGTCCCATAGTCGCCTGGGACCCATGTACCCTTCTGCCGGTAGGCGAACGACTTCCCGGTATCGTAGTCCACCCCGATACGCAGATACCTGTGCTCCACCACGAAGTCGAACTCCAGATCGGAAAGCTCCAGGTCGAACAGGATGATCCGGTTGACCGCCTTGGCGAACACGCTGTTTTTGTTGACTGTGATCGGGTTCACGGCGGTGGACGATTCACCCTTCGTGGCGGTGGCGAACGGATCGCCCAGGACGTCGCGACCGGTCGTCGATTCGTAGCTTTGGCTCTGCGGCATGTCTTCGATCTTTTTGCCGATAGCCTCGTATAGTTTTGCCATTAGTCATCCTCCTCGATTTGATAAGAGTTGAAATAGATGATGTGCAGCTGCACGATATAGAGATTTGCTTCTGTGCCGTCGCTCCACTCGCGGATGTACGCGCCGTTGTCGGCGCTCATGGTCTCGTAGACCTTGTCCTGCTTGTCAAGCGATAGCTTCGGGCACAGGCCATATGTCTGGCAGAACTCGACCCACTGCTCAAAATTGAACAGGAAGTCCAGTATCTCCTTGCGCTGTATGTTGTGTCCTGCCCGGCGAAGCAGCAGCAGCTCGAAGTTTGCCTGCCGCTTGCACCGCCGGTCGCCGTTCACATGAACACTGTCCTCTACGAGGGCGCTGCCGTCGTAGTCGATAGCCCCGCCCTCCGGCCTAGAGGAAAGCTGTTTTTGAACGCCGATGTTCGATAGGTCGATGTGAAAGCGTTCCAGAAATGGACACGTTGCTACGAAGTCAACAAGTGGCTGCATAACTTCACGGACTTCAAATTCTATTTGTTCCATAGCTGCCCCGTTTTCTCCTGCACCATCCCGGCAAGCTCGGTCAGGTGGTCTGCCGTGTAGCGCTCGCACCAACGCGCCCCAGCCAATGGGTTTTTTGATTTGTCAAAGTCGAACTCGTGGTCTGTAAGAACTTTTTTGACCCCGGGCCTGGACCAAAACCGCTCTCCGTCAGTAAGCCCGCCTTTTTTGTAGATCGGGTCGACCATCACCAGGCCGTGATAGAGCAACCGCGCTTGTGGGCCCTTCCAGATAATCATGCCAGACCCTATGCGGGTGTGAAGTATAGCGCTTTTGGCTAACGTCTTGGACCGCATGGGAACATACTTATTTGCACCCTTCAGAACCGTGGTATCAATGAACCCTTGCAGCGGCCCGCCGGGTTGCAGCATGACCTTGCCTTTTTTCAGGACTTCGGCAAGTCCCAGGTCCGCGTCAAACACCATTCCCATCAGACTGTCACCTCGATACTCCACAGATTTCGCGAGCCGGTCAGATGCTCCTCGATCCGCTTGGGGCGATGTGGCCGGAATTTCTTCTCGAACGGAACAATAACGGTCAGCACGTACTCGTCCATATCGGCAACGGTAGGAAACCGGAAGCTGCAATCGCCCTTCACGATATAGGAGTGTTCCAGTTCCGCCCCCATTCGAGCCGTCCACCCGCCCAAACCGTCAAATTCCTCTCCGTTTTGCGTGGAGAAATATTTGTAGTCGTAGG